AATATGTTTTATTACAACTGATTTCCTCTATTTTTTTAGATAGTTCATAATGACTACTAAACTTATAAACTAAATATAATTTTCCTTCAGAATTGTCTCCTTTTAAATTTGTATACATATTTACAAATGCTGGACAATCAAAGTAAGATATCTTCGCTTCTATAAAATCACTTAAAAATATTAAGCATTTATTATAGTTTTTCAACACCATCACCTTTGTAGTATTCTACTGAGTGATCCCATTGATCTGTACTGATATGATATGAAATTTTCTGTAAAGAATTGTTAATTAAACCAATTTTCTCACTGAGTATTTTATCATTTTTCATGTTAAACACTCTAATTTGATTTTCAGAATCTTTACCTATAGCAATAATATATGCTTCAAAATCATATTCTTCAGAATTAAGATTTAATATCTCTTGCATATACCATTGAATTGCTAATCCATAATAAGCAATTTGCCTATAATAATCGTATTCTTCTACTGAATGTGCAAAATCATAGACATTTACAGTTGTTTTTAAGTCAATTAGAATTATCTTCTTATTAACATGATCAAAACATACTCTATCTAGTAAAGATTTACATTTAATATTATTGATTCTATTAACTTGCCAGTTAATATGAAATTCATTATGAGTTTCAAAAGTAGATGGTAAATTAAAAAGCAATTCATTTGCTTTCTTATGATTCTGAATATTTTCCTTAATCTTCTTAAGCATTTGTAAATCAGCAAAACTAATTATCTTCTTATTATCATCTTTCTTACTCAAGTATTCTAAGTAATCTTGATAAATTATAATAAGACCTTCAGCTTCTTCAATACATTTCTCATCAGATTTCTTATTACTATAAGCTTTTTTATAAGCTAATAGTTTAAGCTTATCTTGAGATTCTAATGGATTTACTTGTATAAGTCTATGATACTCATCTAATAAATCCTTTTGCTGCTTTACTTTAGGTGTTGCAAAATCAAGAATAATATAATCTTTCCAGAATTCATCTGGTTGAAGTAAATATTCATGTATCATAGTTCCTTTTTCAAGAAAAGAAAAATTCATTCCTTCTTCTTTTCCATCAAGCATATCACGAAAATATCTAGGACCTCTTTTAATAAACCATCCTATTGCAGAATTGCTTACTCTACTATTATCTTCGTAATAAGGAATACTAATATCCATCTTATTCTTTAACATACTCTATAATTACTTTTTCTTCTTTAGCTTGTATTTCTATAGTATCATCAATAACATTATTGAACATTGCTTCAATCACAATACGTTCATTATCTGTAACAATTCCTTCTACCTTCATACTTAATCCTCCATCACTATTCCTTACATTCTTCTAGTAAATATTTTTTAAATTCTTTTAGATCTTCTAGCCGTCTTTTTTTATATTTTAATTCTTCATATTGTGAAAAAGCTCTTTCAATATCTCCAAGTTCGATATATTTTTTAATGTTTTCGGTATAAATATGAATTCCCTCTTCTGTAGAAATAGATTTACTTTCTATAAAGCAATTTACTTTTCTTGTTAGAAAA